CGCGGCGCGATGTCTACATCTACGTGAACGGCGTCGCGCAGGTGGACATCATTCTTGTGCCGAACGCGAACGCGCAACGGCCGCAAGCGACGTGGCTGGGACCACTGGTCGCCACGGACTTCGTGGAACTGTTCGTGAATCACGACGTTGGCGCGCCGTTAAGCGTCGGCAATAACTCGCCGGGGCAGTTCAACCGGCTCAGTGTCACGAAACTCTGGTAATGGCGGCCACCGGCTATGTCGACACCCTGTTCAACACGCTCGATGCGACGATTCGCGTCCCGTTGTCCAATGCCTTCCAGTACGCGATGCGCGAACTCTCGATCGGCTCGGCGGCGAAGGCGGACAACTTTCTCTGGTTCAAGGTGACGGGCACGACCCCGGCGGCGGCGAACACGGAATTCTCGATCGTGCATGGCATGGACCACGCGCCGACGAAACTGATTCCGATCCTGCCGCTCGACTCGACGGGCTGGCAACTGGTGCCGTTGAAGGCCACGCGGAAGGCGGACAGCAAACGCGTGTATCTGACGAGCGCGAGCACGAGCGCGCTGTTTCTCTGTTACTTGGAGTAAGGAGTCTATGCACGAGCGGCTCGCGATTGTCGGCACCGCCCAGAGCTGGAACAAAACGCCCTGGACGGACAGCGGTCTGTACATCACGTCGTTGAACGACGCCTACCGCATGAAGGGCTTCGTCCGCGCGGATGCGTGGTACGACCTGCACCCCTTGGACAAGTTCCACTATCCGGAGGGGACTCAGATCTACGCGCACCAGATCCCGGCGGGCCACTACTGCCGCCCGAAGGGGCACCTGGAGTGGCTCGCGAGTCAGACCGTGCCGGTGTGGCTGCATCCCGATTACGCGACGCAGCATCCCGCCGCCGCGAGCTGGCCGCACGCGCGCGCGTTTCCGAAAGCGGCGGTCGAAGCGCACGTCGGCCGCTACGTGACCTCGTCGCCCGCGTGGATGATCGGCCAGGCCCTGCTGGACGGCGTGAAGGAACTGCACATCTACGGCATTCATCTCGCGACCGAACATGAATACATCGAGCAGCGGCCCAACTTCGAGATGTTGTGCGGCGCGCTCCTCGGCCGTGGCAAACGCACCGTGACGGTGAAGGACGGCCTCCGCCGCTACGAGACACAGGACGGCATCCTGGTGCTGCCCGAGGCGACGCCGGTCTGCACCAGCAACTTTCAGTATGCGTTCGAGACGCGCCCGCGCGCCCATGACGATCCGATCAAGTGGGAACTCCACAAGATCGAAGTGAAACGGCAGCGGCTGCTCGACGGGTTGAAACGCAAAGCGCGCTGGTCGCCGTTTGTCGTCGTGCCGGACCCGACGCACGGCCCGACCGCGACGAGCCGGTTCACGACGTGGCAGGTGCAGGAACAGTTGTTCCAGTTGGACGCGCTCGCGCAGGACCAGCACGAAATCTTGGGACGGCTGCACGCGCAGTCAGGAGGCTGATCGATGGCTGCAGGCGATGCGAACAATCCCTACATCATCGCGATGAACGATGGCACGGAAGGCGGCTGGGAACAGCAGCTCGCGCGGGCACTGGCGACCCTGGCCGGCGGCCTGGGGGGCCGCGCGCTCGCGGGCAACGGCTCGTCGGCGATTCCGCCGCAGGTGTTGCAGTTGCTCGACAACAGTGTGGCGCGGCAGGGCTATCAGAATCCGCTGTTCCAGGCGACGACGCAGGGCGTCTACGACATGCTGCCGACGTTTGCGAAAACCGGCACGCAGTTGTCGGGGAGTCTGCCCAGCACGATTCCGGCGTCGGCGAGTGGGGGTGGGGGCGGCGGCGTGAACGGGGCGGCGCTCGGCGGCTCCGCCGGCATGGCGGCGCTCGCGGCGCTCCTGAATAACAGCAGCGGCGGCGGCGGCGCGCTCGGCCCGATCTTCGACGCGATCAAGAAACTCTTTCACCGCAACAGCGGCCCGACGGTGCAAGGGAACAAGCCGCAGACCGGCGGGATCGGCCCGGACATGAATCCCTATGACCCGTTCCAAGGCTGGGACTGGGGCCAGGACTACGGCCCCGCGACGCCCGACCCGATGCCGCACGTCGACACGTCGTACGACTTCCCGTATCTCGACTACGAACCCGGCGGCTCAAACTTCACCGGCCCGATGGAGCCGAATCCCTGATGGCGACCTTCCAGACGCTCGAATCGGATCGCAACGGCGACTACGAGCCGCCCGACCCGCCGCCGTATTCGCCCGCCCCGCCGGCGGATCAGCCGACGCCGCCGAACCCGTATGGGACGCAGCCGGTCCCCGGCGGGCGCACCGGCGATCCCGGCCCCTCGGTGCCCGGCGGCCCGGCGTCGTTCGGGAATCCGGTCTATGACTCGATTGCCGCGCTCTACCGCAACAACTCGGGCGGCAAATACGAACCGACCTACCGCGACGTCAGTCAGTGGGGCACCAACGTCGACGCGCGCTACCTGAACACGATCGGCGGCGCGATCGCGCGCTGGTGGCAGCAGTATTCGCAGCCCGCGACGACGCCGACGACGCCGACCGCGCCGACCCAGACCGCGCAGCAATTCATCCGCGCGTGGCAGCAGGCGCACCCGGTGAGCGAAGGCCTCGCGCCGCTGACCGAGGCGCTCAAAACGGCGGGCTACACCAATGTCTCGCCCTACATGTATGGCACGGTCGCGAGCAACAACGAACTCTCGATCGACGGCCAGAAATATAAAGTGCTCGGCGGCGAAGGCACGCCCGCCGCCTACTGGTATATCCCCGGCGAGGGCGACCGCGGCGGGAGCGGCGGCGGGGGCACGACGACGACCAGCAGCCTGGCGCCCGGCGGCAGCTACAGCCCGACCAATCCCTTCGACGACCCGGCGACGAAGAACTACATCGACCTCTTGAACTCGCGCATCGAGGCGCTCCTGACGCCGCAGCAGAATCCGCAACTGGACATGCTGCAGACCTACCTGCAGAAGTATTTCGCGCAGTTGCAGAACCCGACCTATACCCCGGCGCAGCAGGACACGATCCAGACGCAGACCCTCGACCCGCTCGAACGGCAACGCCAGCAGGAACTCCGCAACGTGGCGGCGACCATGGCCGCGCGGGGCATCACGCCGGGGTCCGGGCCGTACCTCCAGGCGGAACGCGACATCAACCAGAAGTTCGACACCGAACGCGCGCGGCTGCAGGGCGGGTTTGCGGTGAACGAAATCAATCAGGGGCGGGAGGATGCGTCGAAAGAGGTCGACGTCGGGTCGGCGAATGCGTCGCTGACCAATGGCGCGTTTCTGCAGCAGGACCAGCGCGCGAATCAGGCGCTGACCGATGCGCGGCAGATTCCCGACATCGCGTCGCAGCGCATGGCGCAAGCGATTCAGTTGTTGAACGGGTCGAATGTGAACCCCGCGCAACTCCTGCAGACGCTCGGCACGTTCCAGAAACAAGGGTTCGATCAGACGCAAGCGGACAGCGCGTTCTGGAGCAACCTGATCGCGCTCATCTTGAAGAACTACGGATTGTAAGCGCATGGGCCAATTCGACCAGACGATCGATCCGTTCGAGGGCGTCACGCTGACGCCGGAGCCGGCGCTCGATCCGTCGGCGAGTCTCCCGATCCCGTCGGCGATGCTCGCCAGTGCGATGCCGCCGGCCCCGCCGCCCGTGCCGATGCCGGCGCCGCCACCAGCCCCGGCGCCACAGGGGAACCTCGCGCACCTGATTCAAGCCGCGCTCCTCGGACTCGCGGGCGGCCTCGGCCCCCGCAGTGGCGTCGGCGGCGGGATCGTCGGCGGGCTGGAACTCAATAACGTCATTAACGAGCGGGAGCAGATCCATCAGCAGGCGCTCTACAAAGAGCAGCAACAGGAAGCGATCCGCCAACAGCAACTCCAGGACGCGGAGCAGAAAGCGCAGGAGGCGCGGCAGCAGAAACTGCAGCAAGCCTTGCTGACGATTCGCACCGAGGTGAAAACGATTCCCGACAAAGCGACCTACGACCAGCGGATCGAGGGCTACGCGAATCTGCTGCGCGCCTCGGGCTATCGCTTGGATGCGAACTGGCTGCGCACCGCCGTCCCCTACTTCGCGCCGAGTGCGAAACAGACGGCGCAGGACGCGCTGACCGCGCTCTTCAAGAATCCCTTGCTGCAGGACACGATCAAAGGCAATCCGTCGTCGCTGCAGAACGGGTTTCTGATGCTCGACCTCAACAACGACGGCATCAAGGAGAAGCATTCGGTGCAGGAGGTCATGGACGCGGCGGGGATGTCCATGCTCACCGATGACGCGGGCAAGCCGGTCGGGTTGAGTGCGGGGACCGACGGGCCGATCGCGAACATCCAACTCAAGGCGAAGTTGGCGCAGTTCCGCGCCGAGAACAAGCGGGAGCCGACGCCGAAAGAGATGGACCAGATCGTCACGGCCGCGCGGGAGACGCCGAAGGATCCGGACATGGCCGCGCTCGCCAAGCAGAGTGCCGAGATGCGGATCGCGTTGGAGAAGATGCAACTGGGGCAGCAGCCGACGCCCGAACAAATCGACATGTATGCGCAGTTGCTCCTGAACAACAAAATGGCGCCGAGTCAACTGCAGATCCAGGCGGGCGGCATGGGCCAGCAGGGGCGCGCATTCCTGCGGCAAGTGCAGATGGCCGCCATGCGACAGAACCCGGACTTCAATTTCGAAGAGGCGGAGTCGACCTATCAACTGACCAAGAGTCCCGCCTTCCAGAACACCGTGCGCTACATGGACAGCGTCATCTCGTCGGCGCCGCGGGCGCTGCAGACCGCGCGCCTCCTGGCGAATGGCCGCGTGCGCGGGATCAACGCGCTCATCAATGCGGGGAAGAATCAGTTCAACAACGTCGACCTCAAACGCTTCAAGACCGACGTGCTGTTCGTGTCGGACGAAATCGCCAAGATTCTCCAGGGTGGCGGGTCGGGCAGTGGCACCAGCGATGCGACAGGCCTCGGAGATTCTGAGCACGAGTGACAACCCGGCCGCGATAGCCGGCGCGTTGCAGGAAGCGGCGTTCATGATGCAGAACCGGCGCCGCGAACTGACCCGCGGCACCTACATGGCCGCGCAGGCGCCGGTGGACCCGGCGGCGGCGACCAAAGCGATCCTGGATTCCCGGAAACCCTGATGCAAGACCCCGTCGACCTCACCGACGAACAGTTGCTGTCGATCGCCGATGACCCGGTGTACAGGGCGAAGCTGACCCCCGCCGAACGCGGCCGGCTCTCGGCGCTCCAGGCGGGGGACCGCGGCGGGCCGGTCGGGCGCTACATCGAGAACGCGGTGCAGCCGCTCGCGCAGGCACCGGGGATGATCGCGACGGCGGCCGAGAGCCTGCTGCCGACCGCCGGCGGCTCTCAGGCGCGACAAGATCTCGGGCGGGCCTTAATCGACCCGAGTGTCGATCGCCTCGCTCAGGCCGCGCAGGCGAACCGGGAGGGCCGTCCGGCGGCGGCCGTCGGGAACGTGCTGGCGGCGACACCGGTGGTCGGGCCGGCGGTGGCACACGGGATCGACCAGATGCGGGAGGGCGACGTCGCGGGCGGCGCGGGCACCTTGACCGGCATCGCAGTCCCGTTTGTCGCCGGCCCCGCGACGCGCGCCCTCGGCCGGGGCACCACGACCGCGCTCCGGGGCACGGCGATGGGCGAATCGCTCGCCGACACGCTGGACGCCTCCGCCAACCGGCGCCTCGTGGATCAGATGGTGCCGAAGGTTGGGCCGAACAAGACACGGCTCGGCAATCGGGCGGCGGAGGTGGCCCCCGCGCTCCTGCGGGAGCCGGGGCTGTCTGCCGGATCGCGCAGTGGGTTGGCCGACAAGATCCGGGCGGGCACCGAGGCGGCAGCGGACGGCTTGGATGCGGCGGCCGATGCGCGGCTCGTGACGCAGCAGGTGAAGATCCCGCCGCTGCTGCACCAGCTCGACGCGGAGATCGCGAAGCTCACGGCGGAACCGGTCGAGGCAAGTCGATCGATCCCCAGCGTGACGAGTCCGGGCGGATCGCAACCGGCTGGCAACATCCTGCCGCGGGACATCGCATCGGGCCGCATGATGCCCGAACCGACAATCGCGGCGCGGCCCTTTGGGCAAACCGTCGAACCGGCGCCGAACGCGACGCAACTCGCGACGTTGCGGCAGATCCGCGCGGAGCTGGAACGCCTCGGCCCGGTCGCGCCGTACGAATCCGTCCGCACCATTCGGCAGGCCTGGGACACGGTCGCCAAGGTGCGCTACAACCCGGCGACGTCCGCCGACTTTCTCGCGAAGCAGGCCGAAGCGACGGCCGCCGCGAAAGGCACCGGCGCGATGCGCGAAGGATTGGCGGCCACGAGTCCCGCCGATGCCACGGCCTATGCGCGCTACTCGCTCTACAAGACGGCGGATGATGTCGTCCAGGCGGCGGAGGAAGCCAACCGGGTCCGGCCGAACCGCGGACGCGGGATCATGGCGCGGACGGCGGGCGCGATGATCGGGGCGAAGGAAGGCGGCGTCGTCGGCGCGGGCATCGGCGCGATCATCGCGGGCATCGTCGACCGCGCGGCGGAGATGGCGCCGACGTTTCAGATTGCGATTGCGCGCCGCATGGCGGCGGTGGCCGATGCGTTGCGCGCGGGGAATCCCATCGAGGCGCAAGCGATTCTGGATCGGACGATTGCGAGATTCCCGGCGGTGAAAAGCGGGCTGAAGATTACCGGGAAACTGACGCCCGCGATGTCGGCGGGGGCGCCGCTCCCGCTCGCAGCCGGAGATGACCGCCGGCGCCCGTAGGTTCCGGCATCATGAGCATGAGCAGATACAACCAGACCCAGACCAGCAGCAAGAGAATCAGCCAGTGCCGCCAGGTAAAGGTCACGGGACTCGGGAGTCTACTTGAAGGGAGCGTGCGATGTCACTACTGAGCATTGTGTTGGCGATCATTATCGTGTTCGCGCTGATCTGGGCCGTCCAGACCTTGGCCGGATCCTTCGGCATTCCCGACCCGATTCGGGGCGTGATCCTCGTCCTGATCGTGTTGGTGTTCATCATCTGGCTCGTGGGCGCGCTCGGCGGCGGCCACAGCCTCGGCCAGCTTCGGTTGTGACCCATGACTGAAGTCATTCGCCCGCCGCCGGATCCGATCACGATTGCCGAAGCTGCCCGTCTGACCGGCGTCTGCCGCCGGACCATCTATAATTGGCTCCATACCAACAAACTGATCTATGTCCGCACGGCGGGGGGCGGCGTGCGGATCGACCCCGCCTCGCTGTGGCGCGCCGCCGGCCAGTGGGGCGGGCGATCATGAAGCAGACCCGCAAACAACATCGCGCTGCCGGGCACGTCGTGCCCGATACCGAATACCCCCTCTCCGCGATGGAAAATCAACCCGCCGTCCTGCACTGCGATGCGTGCGAAATGGGACTGGAACTGCACGCGCACTGGCGCAGTGTCAGCGGGAACCCGCTGCGCGTGCTGTGTGCGCGGCATCTCGAACATGAAAGACAGGTATGACTGACGACTTCGGGCTCCCGATGCATCAATCGATCGTGCCGCCGCCGAACAATGTCCCCTACATCATGGCGGTCGTGCTCATGGCGGCGCTGGGCATCCTGGGCGTGGTCGCGGTCGCCGTCGCGCGGCCCGGGCAGGATAACACCGCCATCTTCACCGCCATCGCCGGGTTCGTCTGCCCGACGACCCTCTCCCTGCTCGCCTTCATGAAAGCGCAGGAGACGCACCTGTCGGTGAACTCGCGCCTCGATGCGTTCATGCGCAACGCAGAACTGGCGGCGCACATCAAAGGGATCGTGGCCGGCCGGGCGCAAGGGCGCGACGCGGCGAACGAACGCACCGATGCGCTCGCCGCCGGGGTGAATCCGTCCACCTTGCAGCCCAACGCGCATCCGGTGCAGGTCGAAGTCATCAACGCGCCGCTCGATGTGAAAGTGAACCCATGATCCTCCTGTTGCTGCTCCAGCTCGCCGCGCCCGTCTACACCCCGCTGCTGATCGATCAGCTCTGGGAGTCCTCAGCCCCTGCGGTCACGATTCAAGGCGCCGTCGCGCCGGGCGTGTTCTTTGAACCCGTCGCGAGTGGGTTACAAGTCACGTTTCGGATTGGCGATGCCCACGGGCACTTCCTCCCCTGTGTGCTCCTGGTGGTGAAAGGATCCGACGGCGTGCATTACCTCAGCACGATCCCCATACCCGAGGCGGGGCAGGTCGTCGTCGTGTCGGGCGTGCGCAAAGTGTATCCGGTCAGCGAGCGCGGCCAGGGGGCGCTCGAGATCAACCCCGTCGCCAAGGTGCAACGCGTGGAGGTGGATCCGTGACGTTCCCCAACCGCGGCCGCTGGCCCGCCGGCGCGCCGGCGCCCCGCGTGTTCGAGCGCGTGCGGTGTCCGACCTGTCAGCGGATCGTCGCGGCGTACGTCCCGGGGATTCGCTTCGGCCAGGAGTTGCGGGTGCAGGGGCACGGCATGATCCCGACACGGGAGGGCGTGAAGACGGTCCCGTGTCCCGCCTCCGGGAAGACGATCAGTTTGAACTGGGCGGACGTGTGGACGCTGGAACCGACGGCATGAATGCCCAGACCGAGGTGTGTCGAATGTCACGAGATCGCCGAGACGCAATGGCCGCACGCCTTGTGTCAGGCGCACGCGATCATCTTTTATACGACGGTCGTGCGCGTCGGCAGTGCGCTCGCGGAATTGGAACGGGGCGCGCCGTCGGGGGCCATCCAGTGGGAACAGCAGGTGATCGGCCGGTCCACCGACGAGGCCGACGAACTGCTCGGCGTGATTCCCCGCCAGGGGCATCGCACCTGCCGGATCCGCGCGTGTCCATTTGCGCCGCGGACGCGGGCGGGGACGTATTGTCCCGCGCATTTGCGGCAGCGGCGGTTGGACCTGGCGCAGGCGATGGTGGACGCGCGGCAGGTCGCCCGGCGGGCGCGCGCGGAACGGCAGCAATGGACCTCGTAGGGGTGATATGAAAGTACGCCTGAGCAACATCGTGATCTATGCGGACGGGGACATCCTCGAGCCGGTGCCGGGACCGCCGGTGGTGGTCGTGCCGCCGGTCGTCGTGCCGGATCTGCCGCCCGATCCGGGGCCGGGCCCGTCGCAACTCCCGAAGGGCTTCGACAGCGACAAGAGCATCGGCAGCTACATGCTCGTCACCGCGATGGCGGCCTCGCACCTGACACCCATCGGGGTGCAGCATCATGGCGCCGACATCATCGCGGCGTTGAAGGCGAGCTACCCGGATCTGGATGTCTACTTGTCGCCGAGTGACGCGCCGGTGTGGCCGCACTGGGGCAGTCTCGACGTCACGGTCAACTCGGGGATCGGCGGGTGGAGCTTCCGGCCCGATGGCGTGACCGCGTGGCAACCGCCGGGGACCCGATGACCCGCTTCTGCTGGTGGACGCTCGTCTGGTTCGGGCTGCACCTTGTCTCGACGGTGGTGCTGTTGCACTACATGGGCGGCTGGACAGCGTATGCGGCGGAATACGACCTCAACACGCGGGCATTCGCGGGCACGATGCTGCTGGCGATCTGGCTCGTGTGCTGGTTCACGATTGTGAAGAAGGAACCGTGACCTTGCGGCGGGTCATCGCAGACCAGCCAACAGCGCAGGAAACGCCGCCCGCGTACGTAAGCGTGGGCGTGCCTTTACGCCGGGTAGGAGAGAAATCCGGCCGCGAAACGTACCGATGAAGCACGATGAAGATCAGAATGCGCGAAGTGGCAGACGCGGGTTATCTCGTCGATTCGGTACCGCGTGGACGAACCGAATGATCAGCGGCGCTCGTTGTCTCCCTCTGCGGCGGATCGGGCAAGGGCATCCAATGTGTCACGTTGGTCGCGCGGATGAACCCGCCATCGTCGACCCACCCTGCGAATCCAGAGGACGGCCATCGGCGAATCATGACGTTGTGATTCGTATCCGCCATGAGGATGCGCGTCCCATCGGTCGGCGCCGTCTCAATTGGTTGCCAGGGCATGATGCGCGGAGTCTAGCATGTTCATTCGTGCGCTGACGCTGTTCGGCGCGGCGGTCGTGGGGCCGATCCTGTTGAAGCTGATCGTGGAACCCGACCCGCGAGGCTGGCTGCGCAGTTTACGGAGTCGGCGGTGGTAGAGGGAGACAACGGGCTGCCAATCCAGCCAGTTGACGTACGCGGTAGCAAGGGCGGCGGGATGAGATCACAGGCTGACAGTTCGCGTCTGAACAGCGGGGCGCGGCGTCTCGCATGACGAGGCTCCGATGAATCGCTACCGGGTGCCGACGGCGGGCGGTTTCGCGACGGTGTGCATCTGTCACACCGCCGAACCGCCGGTCCTGACGCTCATCATGCGCAACGCCGGGATCCTGTCGTGGGTCGCGCTGTAGTGCTCGTGGGATGCTTATCACATCATGCGCGCCGCTTATGTTACATCCTCGGCGAGGATGTAACGCCTTGACCGATCGAACGAGGCAACCTGGCATGATCGATCAGGCTAGGTTCGTTCAGACGGGGGAGACAACGGGCCGACACGCCAGCCGGATGACGTACGCGGTAGCTAGTTCATGGGAGATGCCCGAGGCTGACCCTTCGCGATGAAGAATCCGAAAGTCTCTCGTTTGCTCTGGTGTCGATTTTGTGACTGGGGATACAGCGCGCTGCCCGGCCCGCTCCCCGATGTCTGCCTGAATCCCGATTGTGATCGCCCCGCCTCGTGGACGACGACGCCGCCGTGGCATCTCACGCGCGACGACAAGGCCATCCTCAAAGCACTGCACATCCGATCATGAACTGGAAACTGACGGTGTTCCTCGTGGCGTTCGCGGTGACCTGGCTGGTGCTCGATTGGCTCCACCGGCATCCCTGACGTGCCCGTTCTGCACCAATGACCGGCCCGATCTCTTCGACCGGGTCCCGCACGGCTGGTTCTGTCGCGTGTGCAGCCGGATTTTCCCCTGGCACTAACGGGCCATGCCAATCACGTGAGTACCACGTGATTCAGGATGGCCATCATCAGGCCGTTTCCAGCCATATCCCGGCCACTAGCACTTTCGCCTGTCTCTGAGCCGCCATCGCGGATTTTCTCAATAACGACGGCCTGAATCGGGCGTTGTGAGGAGGGCGAAGACTGGCGTCCCCAACGGGATTCACTCCGCGCAAACGCCCGCCAATCAGCCGATTTCAGACCCGCGTGAGTGTGGCGTGATTCGGTTATTTGACCGCGGTCAGCGGTCGGCTGATGCTTTCCGCCGCCGCCCGGACGTCGCTGTCCGCCGCGTGGACGTAGCGCATGACCGAGCGTTCGTCCTTCCACCCGCCCAGCTTCATCACCGTGCGCACGCTGGCGCCGTTCTGGAGGGCTCTGGTGGCCCCCGTATGCCGGAGGCAATGGAAGGTCACCCCGTCGGCGGCGCGGCCGTGGGGGACGCTGGCGCGCTGGCAGAGGGCATCGAAGCGCCGGATGATCTTGTTCTTCGCCGCCGTCGGCCCCTTCCCGCGCCGATGGAAGGACGGGAAGACCCAGTCCGTGTCGGCCGGCAACTGTTTCAGCGCGGCATACAGCCGGGCGGTCATCGGGACGACGTCGTGCTTGACCTTGGCGTTGAGCGGCACGATCGCCTGCGTGGGGAACTTCACCTGCGGCCATTTCAGCTTGACGACGTTGCTGAGCCGCAAGAGCGTGTCGATCGCCATCGTCAGCCAGGCGACGTCTTCGGCGGTGCCGGCGGCCAGCAGGCGCCGTTCTTCCTCGTGGGTCAGCACGCGCGGTTCCGCTTCCTCGACCCGGAAGCGGCGCAGCCCGGCGATGGGACTGGCCGCGAGATACTTCGGCACCGCCGACAGGAGCAGGCGCTTCAGGACGTCCAACTCGCGGTTGACGGTGCTCGGCTCGACCTGCCGTTTCCGCCATGTCATCCATTCTTTGACCGCATCGGTGTCGATGTCGGCCAGCGAGTCATAGCGGCCGAAGTAGATCAGGAGCTGCCGGAGGATGGACGCTTCTTTGTCGGCGCCGCGATGATGATCGGTTTCGTGCGCCTGGAACCATTTGGCGTGGGCGTCATAGCGGATGACCGGGCGCACGACGAGCAGGCCGGCGTCGGCTTTGGCCGCCGCGGTTTTGCGCGCGGCATAGATGACCTCCGCTTGCCGGCGCAGTTCGCGGTCCTGTTCCGGCGATCCGCCGGCGCGTGGGACGCCGGTACTGGCGCGCTCGCCCGTCCCTTCGATGAGCAGCCACCAGTGCGGCGAATCCGGGCGGAGATAGACACCCATCAGCGGGCGCGGCGCCGTCGCGCCGTCGCCACATCCGAGAAGGTCTCCCACGCTTCCGTCACGATCGCGGCCAGCAACGGATCCACGGGCTCGAGTCTGGTGTCCGCCGCGGTGTCCACGGTACGGGCATCGGCGGGATGGTCCGGCGGCGGGGGCATCCAATCATCGATGCTGCGTTCGATCAGCATGGCGGCATCCGGATTCTGCTCGCCGAGCGTGGGGAGCTTTTGGATCGAGCGATGAACGCTCTGTTGGACATCGGCGCGCAACTGGGCTTTCGCAGGCCGCGGATGCGCGTTAAGGGACCGAAAGCGGAGAATACGAGTAGACATCCACATCACCTCGACGCATCACCGGGTCACGGTTTCTTGGGCTTCCGTCTCCCGGATTTCGCGGCATCTTCGGCGGCTTGGGCTTTTTCGTGTTCGGTCAGGGACTGCAACAAGGTGTCTTTGCGCCGACCGCGCAAGTGTTCGACGCGGTTCCAGAGCACCAACATCGGATCGCGCTCGCCCACGCGGAGCAACCGTTCGACCAGCAGCCGGATGGCGGTCTCGGCGTCGTGAAACCTCTTCGCAATCCGCAGGTCTTCGTCGCTCAGGCGCAGCTTCTTTAAGAGCGGATTGTCGTCGGTCAGCCCTTCGCCGGTTTGCAGAGCATGGGTCGTCACGCGAAGGGCGCCGGCGATTTTCACGAACTTCGGCCACCGCGTCTGACGCCCCCGCTCCAGGCCGCCGACGGTGTTGGTCGCCACGCCGGCGGCGGCGGCGAGGTCCGCCTGTTTCCAGCCTTTGCGTTCGCGGAGCGCCTTCACCCGCGCGGCGACTAAGGGGTCGACCACTCGCTCATTGTCCGGCGAGTGCAGGGGTGACACAACAGTAAGTTGGTGCATACGCAACTAGTTACGCTGAAGTTGGTGCGCAGTGTAACTCTATCCTTGACAGAACGCAACATGAGGCGTTAGAGTTGCGTTCGGATCGCAACTATGGAACTCAAGAAGTACCGACGCATCGCAGGGTTGACGCAGCGCGGACTCGCCGACAAGTCCGGTGTCGATGTCACATTGATCTCCCGTCTCGAACGCGGCGCCCGGCAAACCGCGTCGTACGAAAGCATCGTGCGCTTGGCGCGCGCCCTCAATTTGGAACCCGAAGAACTCGTGGCGGTCGGCCTCCGCCACGCGCCGCCGGTGACCGACGATGCGAAGGGGGCGGCATGACCGCCAGCCGGACGGCGCAGACGGAGCCGTTCGATTTCAGCAAGCCGTGGCTGCGCACCGATGAAGCGGCGGCGTATGTCGGCTACCGCGGCAAGCACGCGCTGCGCAGTTTTTATCGCTTCCTCCAGAAGAAGGGCATTCCGACGGCGCGTCGGTTCCGCGTGATTCTCGTGCAACGGGCGGACTTGGATCGCGCCCTCGGCGCCGGCCACCGCGCCCTGAGTGCCAAGAGGCTGGCGTGATCCACGCCTATGCCGGTCCGACGTTCGTGCTCGGCCTCACCCGCCCGAACTTTGAGCACCTGCTGCGCGGCCGGCCGTTGCGCGTCGTGCTGGCGAACACGCCCTGGTACAAGGCGCTCTTCCAGCCGCGGCTGCGCGAACTCATCGTCGTCTTTGCCGAAGATCATCCGGCGGTGTTGCGGCAATTGGTGATCGCCGGGGTCGACATTCCTCCTGACGTCTTCGATCTCGCGGAGCGCAAGCCATGACCGCCACCGGTCATCGCCCCGAGGGTGGCTTCTGCGTCAACGGGCATAACCGGGACACGGGCGCCCTCGTCTGGAAGCAGTGCGAACCGACACTCGAGGCGGCACAGGCGGCGGCGCGCGAGTTAGCGGAATTGTTTCCCCAGGACATCTACACCGTGGCGAAAGCGGAGAAGGACGCATGACCGCCGTGGATCGGGAGGCGGCTGACGCGCTCGCCTCGGGCCTGACGCTGTGTGTGTTGATTGCGCAGCAGTTGGAGATGGCGGAGGACGACTTGCTCGAGGTGACGCGGCAGGCGTGGGCGGTGGTCGCGGCGGCGGTCGATCACGCGGTGGATGACCACGGGTGGCCGGTCCAGGGGCACGCATGACGACGATCCTGATTCTCATCGGCGTGATCGGCGCGGCCGGGATCGCCTTGTTCTTGCTGCGAGGTGCGCGTGCCACAGGCGAGGTTGCTCCCCGATCAGATCCGGCGGACGCTGCGCTGTTGGATCAGCGGACACGCCTGGTGGCTGGATCTCGACCCGGCGTCGCCCCGACTCGCCTGCATGGTGTGTCGGAAACAGTCACCGGGGTGGCGCGTCGGCCTCGGACCACCGCTGCGAAAGGGTTCACCCGACGTTCGTAAACACGAAGGGCCGCATCGCCAGTAACGATGCGACCCCATCACGAGTCGCGTCCCAAGGAGACGCCACGCATGACTGAGCAGAAAGATAACACACACACACCGGGACCGTGGGTCACTGAATTGCGCGGGATGGACGCGAGAGTGCGGTGTCCAGACGGGCGCTCGTTTTTCGTCGGCGACATCATCTATCACGAGGACAACAAGGCCAACGCGCGCCTCATCGCCATCGCTCCTGAAATGTTGAACGTGCTGCGGAGCGTCGCCAGCGAACCGTGTCGCCGCGTGCCGCCAGCCGCCGATTGTGAGACGTGGCTGGTCGGTCATCCGAGCGCTGGGCGCTGCGTCCGATGCGAAGCCCGCGTGCTCCTGGCGAAAGCGGAAGGCCGGTCCACCGATGCGCTGTTCAATCTGGCGGTGCAGCAGGCGCGCGACGCCTTCGGCGGTGGCAAGTGAGCGACCGCCGGGTGCTGGAGCCGCACGACGGCGACCTCGGCCTGTCCGCGTGGGTCGATTGTGCGCTCGGCTATTGCCAACATCCACAAGATGCTGCGGGCTGGTTTGCGATTCGCGCGGGCGAACGCCATTGGTTCGATCGCGATCACCGGCAACATTTTCACCACGACTGCGGCCTCGCGCTCGTCAAAGCGCATCAGGCTGAATGGCGATCCGACAAACTGCGGATGGCTGCGGCCGTCCTCCCCCGGAAACGAGCCACCAAATGAAAATTATCCGCGCCTCGGAACCGATCGACGTCGCGCATCCGGTGTTCCTGATCTTCGGCCAGCCGGGCATCTGCAAGACCTCGCTCGCCTACTCGACCGCCGATCCGTTGCTGTTGGACTTCGACGCGGGCGCGCACCGGGCGGCGAATCGGCGTGACACGCTCCAGATCGGGTCGTGGGCGGACGTCGCCGAGTTGATGGCGAACCATGACGCGCTCACACCCTACGCGACGGTGATCCCCGACACAGTGGGCCGCTGCCTGGACGTGATGACCGCCGACATCATCCGCGACTCGCCGAAGCTCGGGCCGAACGGCAACCTGAGTCAGCAGGGCTGGGGCGTGCTGAAGAACCGCTTTCGGACGTGGACCTCGTCGCTGCGCGCGCTCGGCAAAGACGTGCTGCTCATCGCGCACGACAAGGAAGACAAAGACGGCGACGTGCGCGTGGTCCGGCCGGACATCGTCGGCGGCAGCTACGGCGAGGTGATGAAGGTGGCGGACTTCGTCGGCTACTGCTACATGAGCGGCAAGGACCGCGTGCTGGACTTCAATCCCACTGATCGGTGGGTCGGGAAGAACCCGGCGAACTGGGCGCCGTTCAAGGTGCCGCCGATCGGCAAGGCGACGACGTTCATGGCGGAATTGTTCGACCTCGGGCGCCTGGCGCTCGGGCGCATCAGCGAAGGCAGCGCCAAGGTCACGACGGCGGTAGACGAATGGCGCACGGCCGTGGCGGCGATGACGAGCGCAGAGGAGATCAACCGCGCGATTCCCGAAGCGCAGGCGCTGTCGCCGATTCTCGCGCCGCAGGCGAAAAAGCTGCTGATGGACCGGGCGAAGGCGCTCAAGTTGGTGTGGAGTCCGGCGGCGAGCGCGTTTGTCATCCCGCAACCCGTCGCGGCGGCGGTGTAGGGCCATGCGGATCAGTACGACCACGCTGGAGTCGTATCGCCTGTTCATGCAACCCGATCAGGAGTGGATGACCGAACAGAGCCTGATCGACACCATCAGCGGTAAGTTCGTGCCGACCGAGGCCGTGCTGCGCGGGAAAGCCTTCGGGGAGATTGTCGAAACCCCGGAGGCGTACGCGGTGCCGGGCGGCTACCAGCGGGGCGGCTACAGCTTCAGCGCGGAGACGATGGCGCCGGTCTTCGCGTTGATTGACCGGCGCGGCCTCTTTGAAGTCAAGGCGATACGCGCCTACGGGCCGCACGACGTCGTCGCGGTCGCCGATCATCTCCTGGGCACGCACCTCAGCGAGTTCAAAACCACCGGCTCGACGTTCGACTTCGACAAGTACGCGGCGTCGTGTCAGTGGAAGTTCATGGCCGACATTTTCGATCCGGCGACGATCACGTATCACGTCTTCCCGCTCGATGACCACGGCAACGGGGTCGTGGAGGTGAAGACGCCGGAGAGCTTCCGGCTGTATCCCTATGCGGCGTTGCATCAGGACTGTTGCACGCTCCTGGCGTCGTTTGTCGGCTACGTCACCGCGAAAGGGTTGGACACGCTGTTGAACGCGCGCCAGCAGGAGGCGGCGTAGGCATGGGGTCGGTCAACAAGGTGCTCTTGATCGGCAATTTGGGGAAGGACTGCGAGTTCAAATACACGCCGGGCGGCGCGCCGGTCGCGACGTTCAACCTCGCCACGTCGGAAGCGTGGACCGACAAGAGCGGCGCGAAACAAGAGAAGACGGAATGGACGCGCGTCGTGCTCTGGGGCAAACCCGCCGAAGCGTTGCAGGAGTATTTGAAAAAGGGCAAACAGGTCTACGTCGAGGGCCGCTTACAGACGCGCGACTGGCTGGATAAGGACGGCGCGAAACGCTACACCACGGAAGTGCGCTGCGATCGGATCGTGCTCTTGAGCAACGGCAGCGGGCACTCCTCAGGACCAGCATCACGGCCGGAGCATCTGCGGGACGAAGACGTGCTCACCGCGCACCACACGGTGCCGGATGATTCGGAGATCCCCTTCTGATGGGCGCGCTCGCCAAGCTGCCGACGCTCGCCGAGGTGCAAGCGGATCGCACGGGGCCGCTGTGGAAAACCCCGACCGGCCGCCTGGATG